CAAGAGTTTCGTTTAATTAACGATGATACTGTGGAAGCAGTAGTCGATGACCCTACAGGAGTAGTTAGAGCATGAGTAAGACAGAAATTATTAACGAAGAACCTAATATTCCAGAAACTGTACCTCAATCAGAGGAAGAAAAGTTTTTTGGTAAAACTACAGAAATAAACAATACAATACCTGAAGGCTTAGAAGTTGAAGTTGTTGATGATGTTGAAGTAGTAAATGATACTCCAGAAGAAGATAGAGTATCAAAAAAAGCAGAAGATAATACTCCTGATGTGGATGATGATACAGTTGATAAAGAAATTGCTGATTATAGTAAAAGAGCTGGTGACAGAATTGCTAAAATTAAATATGAGTATCATGAAGAACGCAGAGCTAAAGAAGCTGCTGCTAGAGAATCAGAAGAAGCAATAAAAAGATTACAACTGTTAATGTCAGAAAACCAAAAGCTACAAGCTATGGTTGACCAGGGCGGACAAGTTTTAAATAAACAAGCATATAACAATGCTTTATGGGCAAAACAAAATGCTCAAGAAGCTTTTAAGAAAGCATATGAAGAAGGCAATGCCGATGAAATGACAAAGGCACAAGAGTTACTATCAAAAGCAACTCTAGCAGAACAACAAGCTTCTTCAATGGCTGCACAAGTTCAAAACGAAATTGCTAGCAAAATGCCAGTACAACGACCTGTAGTTCCTCAACAAGAACAACAGTTAGACCCAGACATGCAAGCTTGGTCGCAAAAAAATCCATGGTTTATGGGTAGCGAACCAGTACATAAAGAAATGACATCTTTTGCTATGTATGTTGACCAGTCATTACAAGCTAAGGGTATAGACCCTGCTTCAAAAGCTACAGAATATTATCAAGAAGTTGATGTTGCTATGCGACAACAATTTCCAACCTTTTTCGGTGTCCAACCTTCTAATCAACCAGAAATGGTTCAAGAGAATGAAACACCAAAACGACAACCATCAACAGTTGTTGCATCCGCAACGAGGGATAGCGGAAACAAAAAACCCACGCAAATCCGTCTGACTCAGACACAAGTTAGGCTAGCTCGCCAACTTGGTATTAGTCCTGAGCAGTATGCAAATCAATTATTAAGGGAGGCTTAATATGTCAGAAGAAAATAATACTACTAATCAAGTGGAGGCAGTTTCATCTGATACTCCTGAAAACCAAGAGCGTACTCCTAGAGAGACAGAAAGCCGAGAGGCTACTCAGCACACACAAAGCTGGGAAAATGCAGCTAATTTACCGACACCAGACCCACAGACAGGCTGGGTATTTAGGTACATCAGAACTGCCCTATTGGGACAATCTGATAACCCTAATGTATCTAGACGATTCCGTGAAGGCTGGCAACCTTGTAGATTGGAAGACCATCCTGAATTACAGATTCATATGATGGACCATGGCTCGGAATGGGCAAAAAAAGGTAATGTTGAAATTGGTGGGCAACTTTTATGTAAGATGCCAGAAGCTAAAGCTAAAGCAAGAGATGAACATTTTCAAAATCTTGCTCAATCGCAAATGGACTCTGTTGACAATACTTACATGAAAGAACAGGATAATCGAATGGCGACCAAACAAGTGTTTGAACGCAAATCGAGAACCACTTTTGGTAAAGATTCTTAGGAGTCTTTAATAATTAATTTAAAATAAGGAGACAATTATGTCTACAAGTGCAACTCCTCACGGAGCAAGACCTGTTGGAACAGTTGTTGGAAGCCCTTATCAAGGTAAAGTTACACATTACAAAATTAAAAATGCGTATGGAACATCCATATTCTATGGTGATTTTGTAAAGTGGGGTGACGATAACCCTAATACCACTATCCAAAAAGATACTGGTACTACAGCTTGTACACCTATTGGTGTATTCCTTGGTTGTGCTTACACAGACCCTACAACAGGGCAATTTACTACGAATCAATATTTCCCAGCTTCAACTGCTGCGGATGACATTGTTGCGTATGTTGCGAGTGACCCTTTTATACTAATGCAAATGCAATGCGATGGTGCAGCAGACCAAGACGACCTTGGTAAAAACTGTGCTGTTGTGCAAACTGCAGGAAGTACAGCAATTGGCACAAGCAAAAACTCGGTTGATATATCTACTGTAGCAACTACTGCCACACTACCTCTTAAAATCGTTGATTTTGTTGATGGACCAGATAGTGCAGTTGGTGATACTTACACAGATGTATTAGTAATGTTTAATGTTGGACATCAGTTGCTAAACACAACTGGTATAGGTTAAGGAGAATAAATTATGGCAGCTATTTCAAGAGCGAATGAGCTTAAACAACTCCTACCAGGATTAAATGCGTTATTCGGAGAAGAATACGGCACATACGAGAACGAGCATGAAGAAATTTATGTAACTGAAAATTCCGAAAGAAGTTTTGAGGAAGAACTAAAGTTATCAGGTTTCGGAGCTGCTCCAGTAAAAGATGAAGGTTCAGCTATCAATTATGATACTGCACAAGAGTCTTTTGTAGCTCGTTATACACACGAAACTATTGCAATGGGATATTCCATTACAGAAGAAGCAATGGAGGATAACCTCTATGTATCTCTGTCAGGAAGATATACTAAAGCATTAGCTCGTGCTATGGCTTACACTAAGCAAGTTAAAGCGGTTAATCCGCTTAACAATGGGTTTAGTACCGCCTTTACATCAGGTGATGGTGTTGCTTTATTTAGCACAGCTCACCCACTAGTAAATGGTGGAACTAACAGCAACAGACCTTCATCAGGTGCTGACTTAAATGAAACATCTTTAGAAGATGCTATCATTCAAATCGGTAAATATACTGATGAAAGAGGTCTAAAGATTGCTGCTAGACCTAAGAAGTTAATCGTACCATCAGACTTACAGTTTGTTGCTACTAGACTTCTGCAAAGTGACTATAGAGTAGGAACTGCTGATAACGACATTAATGCTATTAAAACAAATGGCGTGATACCAGAAGGCTATTCAGTTAATCATTATTTAACTGATACAAATGCTTTCTTTATCACAACAGATGTTCCTGATGGCATGAAGCACTTCGTTAGAAGTCCAATGACTACATCTATGGATGGAGACTTTGATACTGGTAATGTTAGATACAAAGCTAGGGAAAGATACTCGTTTGGAGTTTCAGACCCACTTGGTATCTTTGGCTCACCAGGTAGTTCGTAAGAACATTAAGGGGGAACTTATGTTCCCCCTTTTTTTTATGGTATATTATAAATCTAGGTATTTTATTAATTTGTCTATCAACTGACCTAGCAGACATTTGCCAAGATGATAGATTATTTCTTTTAGGAGAAAATTATGGCTAACACAACTTTTAATGGACCAATTAGGTCCGAAAACGGCTTTCAAGTCGTATCTAAAAATTCAAGTACAGGTGCTGTAACTACCGAGTTCACTTTAAATGGTGATGGTATGCAAGTAACCCCTGTAGCTTTAGCTGATACAACAGCTATTTCTTTAACTGCAACTGCCCATGGCGGTAGAGTTTCTGTAGTTCCAGCACTTTCAGCTAACTGCACATTGACACTACCTTCTCCATCAGCAGGAGTTCATTTTAAATTAATTTATGGTGGTGCTGCAGAAGAAACAGAAAACCTTATAATTGATACAGGTGCAGATGCTAATTTCTTTTTAGGAGGAATTATCCATTTAGATTCTAATGCAGATAATGTTTCTGTATATGCAGATGGTAACTCTAATTCTATACTTACCTTAACTGACTTTGGTTTATTTGAAATAAACATATTAGCTAAAGACTCTACTAATTGGTATATATGGGGCAACCAAGAAGGTGCAGACGCTCCAGCATTTACTGACCAATCTTAATAAGGAGTAAACTATGGCTGACGCAGTAACATCACAAACCATTATTGATGGTGAAAGAAATTGTGTTATGAAGTTTACAAATGTCAGCGATGGCACAGGAGAATCCGCAGTAGCTAAGGTAGATGTATCTGCCTTAGCTTCTAACTCAGCAGGTGTAGCTTGCTCAGAAGTTAGAGTAATGCGTATTAGCCATGCTATCGTAGGTATGTCTGTTCAATTATTTCTAGATGCTACATCTAATGTTCTTCTAATGGAACTTGCT